TCCTGAAACTGGTATTTTTGTTTGGAAAGTAAAATTTTCAAAAAAAATTAATATTGGCGATGTAGCTGGAACAAAAGATTCTAAGGGATATATTGCAATTAAAGTAAATAAAAAAACTTATGCTTCTCATAGGATTGCATGGTTGTATATATACGGCTATATTCCTGAAAAACAAATTGACCATATAAATGGAAATCGTGTTGATAACAGAATTTGTAATTTAAGAGAAGCAACAAATCAAGAAAATCAATTTAATAGACAAATTCAAAAAAACAATACATCTGGCGTTAAAGGTGTTTGTTGGAGCAATCAGCAAAATAAATGGGTTGCTAGAATAAGAGCAAATGGCAAAAGAATTACTTTAGGTTTATTTGACAATTTAGAGCTTGCTGAACTAGTAATTAATGAAGCAAGATTAAAATACCATAAACAATTTGCTAATCATGGAAAAGGAGAAAATTAATGATTACAGTATTGCAAGTAAATGGAATTGAGCTTACGATTGATTATGAGCTTCAAGCACAACCAGTATATTTTGGTGATTTAGAATCAGAGTATATTGATATTGAGATTAATAAGGTAGTATGGATGGGTACAGATGTGCTACCTCTTATTGATGCACTTGAGGACACGGAAGCACTTAAACTAATTATTCGTGATAGATTTGAGGACAGAGAATGAACGTATATCAAAAACTAATGGCAGCTCGCTTAAAGTTGCAGAATACAGAGCTTAAAAAGTCTGGTCATAATAAGTTTGCAGGCTATAAATACTTTGAGCTTGGTGACTTTTTGCCTACAGTTCAGGAAATATTTAATGACTTAGGTTTATGTGGTGTCGTATCATATACAGCAGAACTAGCAACATTGACGATTAGCGATGGCACAGATAACATTGTAATTACATCGCCTATGGGTGGTGCTAATTTAAAGGGCTGCCATGAGGTGCAAAATGTTGGTGCAGTAGAAACATATCAACGCAGATATTTGTGGGTTACAGCACTTGAAATCGTTGAACATGATGTATTAGATGCAACGACTGGTAGTGATGATGCAAAAAAGTCTAATGCTGTCGAAGCACCAAAGCAAAGTATTATTCCTACTGCTGGAGCTTTAGATAATTTAGATGAAGAAGAAAGACAATTCATTAGAGACTGTGCTGAAAACATTACGCTTCATTTTGACGCTAATGACTTCAGTAGTATGTTGCAAGATTATAATTCTTTAGATAATGAAGAAAAAGTAGCAGTATGGTCTTTATTAAATAGTAAAGTAAGAAGTTCAATTAAAAAAATGAAGGAGCAATAAATGGCAGAAAAAATTTATTACAACTCAGGTATTCTTAATTACGTTAAAGATAAGAAGTCTGATAAAGCACCAGATTGTCGAATTAATTTGACATTAGACTCAGACACAATGGATGCAATCCTAAAAGCTGGTGGCAAGATGCAACTAGCAGGATGGAAGCGTGAAGGTCGTACAGGTGAGTTCATTAGCTTTGTAGCAAGTGCTGATACTTATGTAAAGCCAGCAGGTGAACCAGCTAAAGCGAATGGTTATGTTGCAGATGAATTAGAAAGCGATATTCCGTTCTAGTCAGTTTTGAGGGGTAGCATTTATTAACTTTTATTAAAGCTGAAATTTGATAATTCGATAACCGCTACCTCTCAATCCCTATAGGAGATGATGATGTTAAAAAAATATGTTAGCCAAGAAAAAATGAACAGAGTAGAGCAACATAGATACAATATCTGTAAGTCAGTAACAGATGAATGGTTTGATGGATATACTATTAGCGGTATTCTTGGTATTTCTTATTCACGAGTAATTGCTCTAGCTGCACAGTTAGTCGCTGATGGTTATTTGAAATATGAAGATAAGTTTACAGGAAAGATACAAAACAATAGCAAGCGCAATAAACTACGCTTTTTTAAAGTGACAGAAAAGCAATATGTACCAATCGTGTATGAAGGAAAAGAAATCAATAAATACTACATACCAAATAATTACTATGGTGTTGGTGAGTTCTTTAATCCATTTGTATCTAAGCCAAGACCTGGTATTGCAAAAGATTATAAATTGATGGAAACTAAAAGAAACGATTACTTTAGACAACCATTAAGAAAAGCAAAGCCAGTTAGTATTGGTTCTACTTTTAGTTTATATTAGGAGATGATGATGTTACTTACACAATTAATGATTAAACACGATGAAAACAAATACAATGAATATCTTACTAGAGTTGAAAAAGTTAAGTTTGAGATGGCTGAACAATATCGTTTGCATCCTAGTAACTACGTAAAAAAGAAATATGACGTTACAAATAACTATCACTTACAATCAGAATTAATTAAACGGTGGTAATTATGTGGCAAGATAAATACTACGAATTGTTCGCTAGAAAAGCTAGACTAATAGTAAACCGTCAAGATGATAACGATAAAGCGTTAGGTCAAGCTTTAGTGTTCTTATATGAGATGATTGAAAGAGAAAATGATAGAGATGCAAGACAAGAAGTCAACAAAGCGCAATGGGATGAAGAAAGAGTCGATACCATTGGCGCAAACGGAAACGATGGTCTGCACTATTGACTTAATCAAAGAAAACGCTAGACTGAGAAAACAGTTACGCAAATCAAACAAACGGTATAGTGATTTATGGACAAAATACGTAAATATGCTCTCTTAGATGACGAAGGTAATGTGATTCGTTGGTTTAGTTATCCAGCAGAAGGAACTGTTGAGATGAAAGAAGAAGTGTATAAAGTTGATTGGGATGATTACGAGGAGGCTTTGCTATGACACACGATGAGATTAGAAAAGGATGGAGAGTGAAACTTCATGCACAACGTCTTAAAGATAATGACCAAACAAAAGAGCGATATAGACGTGATGCTAAAGTTTTAAACAGAGCTATGGCTATATTTAAGATTGATGGTAGAAAAGCAATGTGGGGTTAATATGGAATTGAATGTTAGAGAAACGATTGAGCATGAAGATGGGTCTGCTACACTAATTATTGACATGGATGAAGAAACTAAACGATTCTTAATTAACAAAGCGATTATTGATTGCATTAAACAAGGATTGACTGAAATAGTTGCATTGCATGAGGAGCATAAAGATGAGTGATATGGTAAATCATCCATCACACTACACGCATGGTGGAATTGAAACTATTGACTATATGGAAGCAAAGTCAACAGATGAAGAGTTTTGTGGGCATCTTAGATTGACAGCAATTAAGTATCTTTCACGAACTGGTCTTAAAGATGATGAAATACAAGACCTAGAAAAAGCTGCTTGGTATTTGAATAGACTTATTCTTAAAAAGAAAGCAATAGCTGAAAAGCAAAGAGAGAAAATGTCTGCAATAATAAAAGAAGCAGTAGATGAATATAATAGGAGAATGTAATGAAAGCGTTTCCAAGAATAGATGCAGTTGAAATTGATGATAAAGGCAGACATTTACCACAATTAGGAATGGATTTAAGAGATTACTTCGCAGCCAAAGCTATGCAAGCATTAGTTACTCAGCAAGATTGGTTTAATGGAGATTGGCATTTAGAAGCTGGAGCTGCTTATGAAATTGCAGATAAAATGATGGAGGCTAGAAATGGCAACAACGAATGATATTACTGGGGATGCTTTAATCAGTCGTAAGCTGACTAAAGAAGGTGAAGATAACTGGGATAAGATATTTGGTGTGAAGAAGAAAGAGAAGTACATACCGCCACCATTACCTGACGATATGTACGAACTCGAAGAGAAACTAGATAAGAAAGCTAAGGGCTATTAAATAACGATGCTTCATCTTTGCGTCTATTATCAAGACCTTTTAAGACTTTCCCACCAGCTTTATTATATTTGAGTAAACTTTCAATAGCTGCAATTTTATCGCCACGAAGCAACGCTTGACGGATGGTTGAGCGCTGAAATGTACCAAGACCAAGATTAAAGCTAAAACTAACCAAAGCATCAAATTCGTTTTGCGATAACTTAACATTTGGCAATAAGCGCTCGACTCCACGCTCAAACTTTTGGACATCTGTAGCCAATAAGTCATAGATTTCTTTCAAAGTAAACGTGCGATTCCAGCTGTCAGGTAAGCTATGACCATCACCAATGAGATGACCAACACCAACAGTCCACAGACCAGCAGGGCAACGATATGGTTTGACACGAACTCCCTCATGGTGAGAAAGCATATCTAAACATTTTTTACTTACCTTCACGGTGTTTCTCCCATTGACGAGAACCAAAATAGAAGCCAATAATTGAGCTTACAATTGCCATTTCGTCATCTGAGAAAACTTCATTCATAGCTAGGTTAAAATCTACACCAGTATAGATAGCCCAGCATAATCCAGCCACATCTACGAATACCAATAGATAAACGAATGTGAATGCGATATAAGGGCGTACACGAGCGTTTAAGTCAACGGTAGCTTGAGAAGCCTTATCCATCAACTTCATGTCATGATTATACAATGCCTCACGCTCTTGAGCATAAGTTTGCATTGAGATTTCATCTGCACGGATTTCTTCAATCTTTTCTTGTGACTTGAAACCAGCTTGAGCCATAGCAAGCTCACGTTCAGTTTGCATCTTAGCCATAGCCATTTCATGCTTCTGGTCTCCCTTTTGTTGGAAGAACTGCAATAGAGAAGGGAGTGCTGATGAGCCAATACCTAATAAACCTGAAAGAATAGATAACATGTTAGTTTCCTAATGGGTTAGTTGTAGCTTTTTGTAAGGCTTTCATACGAGCCTCAAGACCTTCTCGTGTCGCTTTGACTTCTTCACGAACACTTGTCAAAGCTGCTTGAGTTTCACGAGAGTTACCATTAGCAATCGCTTTAGCTTCCATTGCCTCACCTTTAGCAGTAGAAGCCTTCTCACTTACAGCAACTAATTGATTAGATGTTGCTACCATGCCATCTTTAACAGCGTTAAGAGAAGTTTTAGTACCTTCTAACTCCAATTTAAGACGATTGATTTCAGCTTTCACATCTTCATCGTTATAAGGAGCATAGTTATCAGCCAACTCAGTAATTTGGTTGTACTTCGTAATGGCGGTATAAATCATTCCACCGCTTGCTGCTAATATCGAACAGATTAGTAGCACTACCTTGAGTGATAAGTTCGGTAAGGAACTCTTGATTTCCTCTAATTCCATCTGGTAACTCCTGTGAATAATCTAATGCTATTTCTAGCTGCTGTTGTTGAAAAGTAATCGGTGCGTTCAATAATTCCAAAGACATCACAATTCCGAAGCCAGGTACTAAATCTTTACCTTTAGGAACACTCACAGACGAATTATTTTCACTCTGCTTAGGTGATGATATAGGTGCAGGTGTATTATTCGATTGTGGAGTTACTGTGTTGGTTTTAGGCGTATTTGAGCTGTTTTCTTGCGTTGTTTTGGGTGTTTCAGTCGTATTTGATGATGTTTCAGTAGCAGTCTGTGACTGTGTTGTTGGAGTTTCTGTTGTTGGAGTCTGTTGAATTTCTACAGGAGCTTCTACAACTGGTTGAACTTCCACTACTGGACTCACAGATACAGGGCTGATTGGACTCACAGGGCTTGCTACATTCGTTACGTTCGTTATTGACTTCACGCAACTGTTCTGTGTTTCTACCCATGCTCCAAAAATAGGTTGACCGTACGGGTCTTGGCATGAACTACTCCTTGTCTCTGTTATTTGTCCTGTGTATCCTTCTTGACAAGCCACTTGCTTTGATTCAATAGATGTGTGACAAGTAGGTGGAGCTGGTTGACAGCTTCTAGCTATTTCATGCCATCCTGTATCTACTGGTTGTCCATAAGGGTCAGGACAGATTGAATCTTTCTTAAATGTTACTGTCCCGACTTGATTAATGCCACAAGCCTGTCTTTGCTCTGTAACAGAACTTGTCTGACAAGTTGGAGCATCTTGCGTACAGTTGTTAGAAGTAGTAATCCAGTCTGAGTAACTATTTGTTTGACAGTAGTAAGTACGGCTTTGATTGACTGTTCCACTATAATTAGGCTGACACGCAAGCGATTGATATTCGACATGGTCTGAGCAAATAGGGATTGCAGGTTGGTCAAACTGGCGACAAATCGGGTCTGCACTACGGTAAGGACACCAATAGTCTTTGACAGCAAGCGTTGGGTCAATGCCTGTGCATTGGAGATTAGAGATGTAACCTTCTTGAGTAGGTGTGTAAGAACAGTACCAAGCATACGCATTACTCCTTATTAGAATTAGCAAGAGGCATAATAAAAGTCGAACCATATAAATCCTCGAACCAGTTTGGATGTAGTTTGTACCATGCTTGACGAGCTGCATCACCTACAGCACCACCAATAGGGCAAGGCGAACCGCTCATTTCCATAGCAGACCAAATAGATTTATCAGCAGAGCAAGCTAGAGATACTGCGGCTACTTTAAGACCTGAATCATGCAAGAATTTAGACCACTTCAATTTAACGCAGTTTTGGTCTAGCATTACTGTGCCAGCAGAGATTGAGAACACTCCAGTATTAGCACCACCAGCAACAGGAACAGCACAAACGTCTTGTGAGAAAGCTGACATTGAAGGAGCAATTGCAGACGGAACTGGCTGCCCATCATATTTAATCGTTGTTGTATCTGCTTTAGCATTTAAAGCCCATGTCCAAATGACGACATTGAGAAAAACTAAAACGATAATAAACTTAATCCCTCGCATCAAAACCCTCCAGTTCAACAATACCAATCATATCTGCATCAAAAGGCTCACACTCATCACAAACGCCTAAATCCTCGTCTGCATCGTCAATCTCGTAAGGCTCACCGCAGCACTCACATACTTTTATTCTTATCATTGTTTCACCCATAAAAAAAGCCCCGAAGGGCTTATGCGTATTTCTGTTTCAGATACTTTAGTGTAAGAGGTAGTTCGTCAAATCGTCCGTCACGAACATCATATAACATATAACAACCCCTAAAATGATTATTTCCTTGTGGTCCGAGATAATCTTCTTCATGTTCGTAACAACTCCCTACAATGAGACCTGTCATTTCTGTACCATCAGCTCGCATACCATAAGCAATCTGACGACCTTGTTGATGCCCTGCAATGCAACTCATGTGCTTCTTAGTTAAAAGTGCTTGAGCGGTTGTAATAGGGCGACCCATAGTGCCACTTGTAAAATAATGAGAATAAGCAATACCATCGATGGTGATGACTTCAAGAAATGGAATAACTTCCCAATCTTGGTAAGGCAAATCGTCAACAGAGATAAGTCCATCTAGTTTCCTATCATCATTTACAGCACGACTAATTCTCGCTTCATGGTTGCCTAACAACATAACCATACGAGGGCGATATGTCTTTTCTTTATTACGTCTAGCACGCTCATTGAACTGAAATAATGGCAATAGAAGTGCATCCATTGCGTCTCTAGCAGCCCATAAGTCTTTAGTGTAACTACGACCTTCAAATGACTTTTTGCCTACGTCATAAGAAGAAAGGGACTCCATATCAGCGAAGTCCCCTAAACATATAATTACATCAGGTTTTTTATCAACAATGTATTTTCCTATGCAATTCAAGAAAGTAAAGTCATTACCATCTTTTGCTTGCACATCAGGTAGTACAAAATGAGTTCTAGTCTTGTTTATCAACTTTCGACTCCAACTTGTCAAAGATTTTATCCAACATAGTCTCAATCTTCTGCAAGCGGTTGTCAAGCTCTGTCTTTTTAACGTAAGTACTTGGTAAATCTACTTCTATATCTTTTAAATCATCTTTCAGCTTTTGTACTGCATCCCATAGCGTTCTACCGAACCAGCCAAGTAATGCAAGTAAAATACCAAAGACATAATTGAGTAATTCCTGTTCCACACTAATCCCCTATTGCATATTTAGCTAGTTCTAATGCGCCAAAGAGATTGATAATAGGATAGTCTCCTGGTACTACTACTTCTACGCTACCGTTCTCATCAATCAAAATGGCTAACATACGCTTGTTTCCAAGATTACTACGAATAATTTTAACTTGCTCATCAAACTCAGTAAGCTCAGATTTAATCGTAGTAACTTTCATTATT